TTTATCTTATCAATCCGACATCCTCCTTAAAGAAGTTTATAACGGAAGATTTGAACAAGATATTGAATCAATGTTAAATCAAATCAAGGGTTTTTTACAAAAAGAATATAGAAAAGTTACGGGAAAATCTGTTTCTCTTACATCCAAAGGAGAGCCGAACATTCTTGTGCAATCGACATCAAGAGTTCGCAGTTGGGTTGAAGCAAACCAGCATTTTAAAATTGGCGGAATTGAGGCTATGCCAATCCTTGAACCATCTATAGACTCTACAAGAGATATAACAAGAAAGTTTTTAGAACAATTTACAGATAAACGCCCACTTAATGATACACGAAAAAAGAGTGATAATCAAAAGAAGGCATAATGACTCTGAAGCTTTCAAAGCAAGAAATAATAAAAGAAATTCTTAAGTGTGGAAAAGACCCTCTTTATTTTATAAATAATTATTGTAGGATCTCTCATCCCCTTAAAGGGTTAATCCCTTTCAATACTTATCCTTATCAGGATGATTTGGTAAAGGACTTCAATGATTATCGCTTCACAGTTATTCTCAAAGCAAGACAGTTGGGTATCTCTACGATCTCTGCTGCCTATGCTGTTTGGTTTATGTTATTTCACAAAGAAAAAAATATTCTTGTTATGGCAACTAAGTTTGGAACAGCAGCCAACTTGGTAAAGAAAGTAAAAATGGTAATGAAAAATCTTCCAAAATGGATGCAAGTTGCAACTATAGTTATCGACAATAGGACGTCATTTGAATTATCAAACGGATCAACAATTAAAGCAGTTGGAACATCAGCAGACGCTGGTCGTTCAGAAGCACTATCTTTGTTGATTATTGATGAGGCAGCTCATGTCGATAATCTTGAAGAACTCTGGGCCGGTCTTTATCCTACTCTATCAACAGGGGGTCGTTGCATAGCACTATCAACACCTATGGGTGTTGGAAACTGGTTCCATAGGACTTATGTCGATGCAGAAAACGGAGACAACGAGTTTCACCATGTTTCCTTACCATGGGACATACATCCTGATCGTGATCAAGCTTGGTTTGAGAAAGAAACTAAGAACATGTCGAGAAGACAAATAGCTCAAGAACTTGAGTGCAATTTCAACACTTCTGGTGAAACAGTTATTCACCCTGATGATGTACATTGGTTATTTGAAAATCAACAAGAACCTGAATATAAAACAGGTTGGGATAGAAATTTGTGGATTTGGGAAAAATATCAAGAAGGTGTTCCTTATCTTATGGTTGCTGATGTTGCCCGAGGCGACGGAGCAGACTCTTCTGTTTTTCATGTGCTTAGAACGGATACGATGGAAATCGTTGCTGAGTATCAAGGAAAACCGACAATGGATCATTTTGCCAAAATTCTATTTGATGCTGGTAAAGAATATAACAATTGTCTTATGGTGATTGAAAATGTCGGTATAGGAATAGCAGCATGTGAAAAAGTAAGAGATCTTGGATATCCAAATCTTTATTATTCAATAAAATCAACACACGAATATGTTGACTCTTTAGAAGGAGAATATAACGAGAGAGCTGTTATAGGTTTTACAACATCATCTAAAACTCGTCCTCTTATAGTAGCCAAGCTTGAAGAATACATAAGAAATAAACTGGTCAAACCAAGATCATCTCGATTGTTTCATGAAGTAAAAACATTTATATGGAATAACGGCAAACCACAAGCAATGAGAAGCTACCATGATGACTTAATTATGGCTTTAGCGATTGCATGTTGGGTGAGAGATACAGCTTTGGAAGTGTCAGAAAAAGATCGCATGTACCAAGAAGCTATGATTACTTCAATCAAATCTTCTACCACCACCATGAATACTTCTATAAAAGGAATGAGAGGGTATGTTGGATCTAAAACACAAGAGTCGCTCCAAGAGTTCGAAAAAACTTACAAAGATTTTGCTTGGATATTTAAAGGTTAGCTTGACAAACCAAATGCTTTATGCTATAATAGAACTATTTATTACGAAAAGGAATAGCTATGCCAAAATATAAAAAGTCGCCTTATAATCCTCAATCGGATCTGTTTAAGGCTCTAACTAAATTGTTCTCTGGTCCAATTACACAACGAAGAACGCAAACTGGTCGAATGTTGAGAAGAAGACAGTTGGACAACTACGCAACAAAGTTCAAATCAGCATCTGGAGCACAATTTAAAAAATGGGAATACAACCCAATCAACACTGTAACGTTAAACATGATTTCAAACAGAAACCGTGCAGAGCGTTATGTTGATTTTGATGAAATGGAATATATGCCAGAGATAGCATCTTCTTTAGATATTTATGCCGATGAGATGACAACTCATACCGCACTTCGTCCAATGCTTAACATTAAGTGTGCGAACGAAGAAATCAAACACATCCTCCATAATTTATATCACAATATTTTAAATATTGAACACAACCTTTTTGGTTGGGCACGAACAATGTGTAAGTACGGTGATTTCTTCTTATATCTTGATATCGATGAGGATATGGGAATTCGATCTGCAATTGGTTTACCTACTAGAGAGATCGAGCGCCTCGAGGGAGAGGATCAAAGTAATCCTAATTACGTTCAGTACCAATGGAACACAGCAGGACTAACGCTAGAAAATTGGCAAGTTGCCCATTTCAGAGTCCTTGGTAATGATAAGCATGCTCCTTATGGAACATCTGTCCTTGAAGCTTGTAGGCGGATTCACCGTCAACTTATATTGTTAGAAGATGCCATGATGGCGTACAGAATTGTTAGAGCACCTGATCGTCGTTTATTTAAAATTGATGTTGGAGGTATTCCACCTCAAGAAGTTGAGCAATACATGCAAAAAGTCATGACCCAGTTGAAAAGACACAACGTAGTTGATCCATCCACTGGTCGTGTTGATTTACGCTATAACCCTCTTTCAATTGAAGAAGATTATTACATTCCAATTCGTGGAGGTCAATCCGCAACAGATATAACAAACTTGCCCGGCGCTTCTTATAATGGAGGCATTGATGATGTGAAATATTTGAGAGATAAGCTTTTCGCAGCTTTAAAAGTCCCTCAATCATATTTGACCATGGGAGAAGACGCCTCAGACGATAAAACCACTCTTGCTCAAAAAGATATTCGTTTCGCAAGAACTATTCAAAGACTACAGCGTGTAGCTATCTCTGAACTAGAAAAAATTGGTATTATTCACCTCTATACATTAGGCTACAGGAACGATGATCTTTTAACATTTAAACTACAATTAAACAATCCTTCGAAGATTGCCGAGTTGCAAGAACTTGAACATTGGGATAAAAAATTTAGTGTCGCTGGTTCTGCAACTGATGGTTTCTTTTCAAAACGATGGATCTCTGAACATATCTTTGGAATGTCTGAAGACGAGTTCTTGCGTAATCAAAGAGAAATGTTTTTTGATAAAAAGTTTGGAGCAAAGCTTGAATCTGCATCGGAAGGTGGAGAAGGCGGAGAAGACTCGGGAGGCGAAGGTGGCCTAGCCGGCGGTCTTGGTGATTTAGGAGGCGATGATCTAGGCGATGATCTAGATTTAGGAGGTGATGATCTGGGTGGAGACCTTGGCGGTGGAGACACCGGCGGAGGAGATGTCGGCGGCGACGAAGGAGGTGACACCGATCTGCTCGCCGAACCCTCTGCGAAACGTGATGAACCACCACCTCCGTTTGTTAGGAAAAAAGGATTTAACAATCCTGATCGTAGAAGAGGTTCCTACAAGAGTCATCAATCTTCATACGACAAAGGTGGGATGAAGAAGTCAATGCTCGGAGCAACAGGGATTGAAGCATCTAGAGCAACTGGTCGCAACATGTATAAAGGCTATGTTGGAAATGAATATTCTCTTTCAAATGCATCCGGCGGCTATTTAGAAGAAGAACAAAAATTAGAAACTGTGTCTCGTGAAGTTGAGATGCTTATTGAGTCATT